ATGCCAAAACTCACAGACATGCAGATCCGCGCGTGGATTAAAAGCGGCGAACGATTCGAGGGGCGGGCCGATGGCGACGGCCTATATCTGAGGTTTCGAAAAGAGGATAAAACTCCTTTTTGGCGGTATCGGTACAAGCTGGTGGGGAAGGCCCGCACCATGATGATCGGTTCTTATTCCGATTTTTCACTGGCAAAAGCCCGAGATATAGCGAAAGAGCTATCCGCACGGGTAGCGCTCGGGTATGACGTAGCCGCAGAGAAGCAGGAGCGCAAAGCGGAGGCAATAGCGAAGATTGAGGCCGAGAAGAACGCCATACACGTTTCAGAGCTCGCAGCTGAGTATTACGCCCGCCAGATAGAAACCACTTACAAACACCCGGAGCTTTTCCGCAGCAGCCTGCAGAAGAATATCGTAGCCCTGATCGGGAAGATGAAGGTAGAGGACGTTCGCCCGCGGCACATTGATAGCGTCCTACAGGATGTTTTAGAGCGAGGGTCTCCCACGGTAGCTAATGATGTACTTCGCATGCTCAAACGTCTGTTTGATTACGCTGTGGTACGCGGAATGATAGAGGTTAACCCAGCCATATCATTTGGCGCTAAAGACGCTGGCGGCAAAGAGCAGGGGCGCAAACGTGCGTTAAGCCGTGATGAGCTGGTTATGTTCTTCAAAGCTCTACGCCGCGGGCGTGGAATCAGCAGAGAAAATGAGCTGACCTTCAAGATCATTCTGGCGCTTGGGGTGCGCAAAATGGAGCTCTGTGCCGCCGAATGGTCGGAGTTCGACCTTGATAACGAGGTTTGGCATCTCCCTGGCTCGCGGGCAAAGAATGGTGATGACATCGATATCCCGCTGCCGGCGCCAGTGATCGAATGGATTAAAGAGATTCGACTTTTCGCCGGTGATAGTCGCTGGTTAATTCCGGCCAGGCGCGCCAGAACAACGGCCCACGTTAGCCGTGCCACGCTGAATATGGTTATGCCGTCTGTGCTGAAAGAAATGGCTGACGTAGAGTCGTTCAGTATCCACGACCTACGGCGCACCATGCGTACGCAGATGGCGGCAATAGGTATTGACCCAGTAATAGCTGAGCGCTGCTTAAACCACAAAATACCTGGCATAGAGGGTATTTATAACCGTCACCAGTATTTTGATGAGCGTAAAGCGGCTTTGGCTCAATGGGCTGATCTGCTAGTGGCATTGGAAAGCGGTGAAGATTACAACGTAACACCGCTAAGAAAAACGAATTAAATGGACGGGTTGAGCCTAATCCGACGGGGTGAAAAGCGGAAGCCTTACCGCCTGGCTCAATTTTCTAAGGTATTGCGTGAAAAGGTAACGTAATGGGAAATAATACTCGTGAAACTATATGGTTTAAAAATAATATTCCGGCTCTCGAGTACTGCTCGGTAGTCCGGGCGGCAGAGTTGTTAGGTTGTAAAGTAAAAGATATTTTGCATTTCGCAGAAATAGGAGGCATAGAACTTTCTGCCAAACTTGAGGGATTCGAAGCATCATTGACATCACCACTAAGATTTAGAGGGGATGATTTATGGGAGGATAATTTTCAATTCCCTTATTTTCTTAATAAATATCATGTGAACAGCCGTATTAGTCTTTTTTCCCCTATGATTCAGGATGAAACGCACATCGATTCAGAAAAAAAACCCAAGTATTTGTATGAATATAATGAATCTCCAGGACTAAAGAAACCACTTGTTAAGTTATATGGATTATGGGCTATAAAACCTTCGGCGTTGCTGGGTTCTGCTTTCTTTAATAAACTATCATCCTGTACAGGTGTTAGTTTGTCCCCATTGGATTTCTATTTTAAAGAAGCTGATGTGGAGGTTAATTCTGATGTCGTTACGGCATCACCAAAAACAGAGTTTTTATATCCAGATAATGGCTTGGATATAAGCAGGTTACATGAGATTATTAATCTTACTATGGCTGATTTGTTTTTAACAAAAAAGCAAGTTGAAATTTTTTATAACTGCGTTGGTGATGTGATGCCAAGTCATATCACTGGCGAAGTAAGGCAGTCGGAAGAATCAGGGAATATAATTAAAGCAGAAAGGTTAACTGTGCATCAGTTCTCTTTTATTTATGGTCTTTTAAGAATGTTAGATATCAGTGATGAAGATATAATCAGCGCATCACCAGGCGAGATAAATAAATTATTATCCCAAAAGGCGGCAGCTCAAGGTGTCCCGTTTTCCCCGCCAGATAAGAATACCTGGGCAAGGTGGAGAGAAAAATTTCCAGTTAAGTGAGTTTTTAAAATTCACGATGATTTTTGGAAAACTCCCCCAACTCAAAAATAAATTCATGTTCAATACCTCCATATCAGCGCAAGACAGAGCAAAGAGAGGTTATAGTGAGCATGAAAGGGCAATCTTCTACACAACTAACATTACCAGTTTCTGGTTATATCCGCCGCTTTCGCCTGGCTGAACTGCTGGGCGTTAGCGTATCCACTATCGACCGTAAAGTGCGCAACGGCTCACTCCCGCGCCCGGTGAAACTGGGGGATAAGATTACCGCATTTGACGCGGTGGAGATTCATAACTGGTTGGCAGAATGCCGCGGGAAGGTGGCCTGATGAAAAAAGAAAACCGCCCCGGACAGCAGGCGGCTAACACAGATACTCTCGGATCTGATGTTACGCCAGCCACCAGCTACAAACAAGCCCCACGACGCACACCGAAGAAGCATCGCGCCCGCGTTTATATGCTGCGTACCGGCGTTGAGGGATGGACAGAGAACGATATCTTGCGCTACTGCCGGCTTTCTTCTGGCCGGAACTACGCCACAGAGCTTGAACGTGAACTGAGTATTTGCCTGGAACGTCTGGAAGAGAAAAATCCGGATGGGATCGGTGCTCATATGCGTTACCGCTTTGCGTGCCGCAACGATGTGATGAAGGTTATCCAGTTCGTTAACCACATGGCCGCTATTAATCAGCACCGTGGGCTTTCTGTGCAGGATATTACCGACATTCTGAACCTCTACCCGGACAACCTCACCGCCGCATAACGGAGCCTGACAAATGAAAATCGAAAAAAGCCGATTCAATTCGGAGGCCGCCCCTCAACCTGACGTTAACCAGGGCGTAATTAACGGTAACGACTTTGCCGCTGTTGTCCCTGTTATTTCCGGTCAGATTGGCGGGCGCGAAACCAATATGGCGAGCGCCAGAGCACTGCATAAAGCGCTGGGCGTGGGTCGAGACTTCACCACCTGGATTAAAGGGCGCATTAGTCAGTATGGTTTTGCTGCAGGTGTAGATTACATCACCGTTGAAAATTTGAGCTCACCCGTTTCGGGGAGCGCAAAATTTCGCCAGCAAATCGAGCATGATTATCTTCTCTCGCTGAACATGGCTAAAGAAGTGGCAATGGTTGAGCGCAACGAACAGGGCCGCGCCGTCCGCCGCTATTTCATCCAGTGCGAGGAGGCGTTACGGCTCAGTGCGCCGGAAATCGCCGCGAAGTACCGCCGTCACCTCAAAGCCCGCATTGGTGCTGCCAACCTCTTTAAGCCGATGTGCGCTGCTCTGGATGCTGCTCGCGCAGAACAGGGGAAAGAGACGCAAGGCCGCCACTACAGCAACGAAAGCAACATGATCGCCCGCATCGTGCTGGGTGGCATGACCGCTAAGCAGTGGGCGCAGGTGAACGGTATAGACGGCGAACCTCGCGATAGCATGAGTGCCGGCCAACTGGAGCACCTCAGCTATCTGGAGAGCACCAACATCACGTTGATCGATATGGGTATGCAGTACAACCAGCGCAAAGCGGAATTAACCCGCCTGTCTCAGCGCTGGCTGGCTAAACGCATGGGGGTTAACGATGAATAAGCCCACCAGCACGCGGACGCATCTGGCGTCATTTTATGCCGGAGATCGAGACAGCGGGAGAGCACCCTATCAGCAGAATAATTCGCTGAAAAATGAGGGGTGCGTCAGCGGGCCTAACGCGGGAAATTCTGGCGTGTTCAAATTGGCCGGATTTTATGGTTGTTTGCTGGTGGTGATCGGTAACGGTGCCGACCGCCAAAAGAAAAAGGGCAGGATTCTGCCCTTTGGTACCAAAGCCCTGATTCGGGCTTTGAGTCATTCCGATTCTTTGGGCTTCTTGCGCTGCCGGCGTTTGATCTCGCCCTTTGCAGCCGTAATCAGAAATCCGGCCGTACTTTCACCCTCTTCTTTCAGTTTCTCTATCTCTTCCAAATCATCGAGAGGGAGTCTTACCGAAAGCTGTAGGGAGCGATTGTTCTTCCTACCTGTTGCCATTACTGAAACCTCTTGCCTTAGGTGGTGTTCAGTATACACATCAAAATTGATAATAAAACACTTGAAGTGGTGTTCACTAGGTTATACAGTGGTGGTGTTCACCTTATCCACAGCTAAAGCACAGGTAAGGCACAAAACGGCGAAGCCCAGAGGTGCGCCAACACCTTCCGGGCTTCTGACCACCACCGTTAGCGTAGATAACGAGGTAGCTATGTCAAATCGTATCACACCCCCTGCAGGGCGGGCATCACTCAGCCCTAATTTATTCCTCTGGCGCTTTCTGGCGCTCAACCGCCACGACAAAAAGGCCAGGCCCTGCCGCCTGTCTGTCGAGGCCGCAACCGAACGCGAAGCCCGCCGCATTCTGGCGCCGCACTTCATCCTTTCGCTGGCTGCTCGCCTGCCGCTGGTGGGGGTGCGTCATGCTTAAAACCTTCCAGATTGACGGGTACGCGGTTAATAAGCGCGGTAACACCGTCGGCATTCACTACACCCTGACCAGCGACAGCCCGGATACAGCCAAATCAACCGCGCAACTACTGGCGCAGCAGGGCGGCTATCAGCACGTTCGCATTACCCGCGTTCAGGAGGTAGCAGCATGAAAATTAACACAATCTGTCGCCATCCTGCAGAGCTTGAGGCCGAGGCAATGTTATTCCGTAAACAGCCTTACCCTGACTCTTTCTCGCTGGCAGAGCGTACCGCGGAACGCATGACCCGCGCCCGCAATGGTCTGGCTCACATTATGACAGAGCTGGCACCACGCCTCGACGATGAGCAAGCGGCCATCGTGCATTGCTGGCTGGATAAAGTCCTGGCGATTGTCGATATAACCCGAATTGATGCAGAGGCCAGTTTATGAGCGGAAAAATCACGATGAAAAGAGATGTTTTCGAGGTCATCACTGATGCTGAGCATGCCATTGGCTACTCCAACCAGGCGCTGGCGGTTCTTGACCTATGGCTGGATAGCGTGGGCATTGAAGACGATACCGAAGCGAACCGTATCGCGGCGGTTCACAGCCTTGTGTGTGAGTCTCTGACCTGGCTTAAAAAAGCAGCCGGTATTAACGAGGAATAAAAATCATGGTGAAAAATAATTCTGGCTCATCTGCCAGTGGTCTCGCTCACCCTGAAATCCTCCACGGCGATAAATGGGCAGATAAAAGCGGTGTACGGGTAATTATCGAAAGCTGCCAGTTCAACAGGGTTAAGTTTTACCGCGAAGGCTATCAGTCGCCGTGTATTTACCCAGAGCAGCGGTTTATCAAAGAGTTTTCACTAATACAGGGAGCAGGCCATGAATAAACAACCTTATCCAGAAGCCGGCCCTGAAGGCGTTATTACCGGAGCCGGGCTGGTGGGCTTTCTTTCGGTAACGGAAAGCCTTAGCCGCGGTGATTATGACCGCAACCCGGAGGAAGGCATGGGCCTTGCCTGCGCTGCGCTGGATGGCGTGGCCCTGACGTGGTTCGCGGCAGCGCCAGAACAACATGCTGCTCTCTGGCGGTGGATTGTGGCGGCGGTATTTATCGAGGAACAAGTGAAAAATAACGGAAATATCGACGTAATAGGCGAAGATGGCCGCAAAGTTAAGGTCGCTCTCTATGCCGGGAAATGCGGCGCCATAACCGTTTATCCGGTAGCTGAGCGTGTTGCTCTTGCAAGCCAGGTTGAAGGGTACGCTTTACAGAAATACGGGCCTACAACGGGTATGGATCTGGCTATCCAGCATTACCAGACGATGCTCGAATGGCGTGATGGCATTTACTGCCTGTCAGATCATGGCCGGGATATTCTTTCCGATCTGCACGACAACCTTATCGCCACCATTCACGCCAGTGGTGTTCCTGCGATGCCAACGGAGCACTAAGCGTATGAAGCGTGCAATTGAGCTTATCCACGAAGTGAAGCGCCGGACTGCCGGACGCTGGGAAAGCGTGCTGCCGCAGTGCGGGGTGACGGTTCCGCCGAAAGGTCGTCACGGACCCTGCGCCATCTGCGGCGGTTCTGACCGCTTTCACTTTATTGACGACCACAGCGGCGGCGAGTGGCATTGTCGCCAGTGTGACGAACCGAATCACGGCGACGGTCTGGATCTCATCGCCAGAGCGCACGGTATTACCATAACCGCAGCGGCGCAGAAGGTGGCCTCTGTGTTGGGTGTAGATGCCCGGACACCGGAACCGAAGCCGGCCAGAGAGAAGCCTCAAACGGATATCGCCGGGAAAGTCGCCGGGATGGCCGCTAAAGCTGCGTCCGGACAGTCAGCCTATCTCACATCAAAGGGGCTTCAGTGCCCCTTCCCGTTGATGCCTGACGGGTCGCTGCTGATGGTGCTGAAAAACGGCGCTGGCGCTGTCACCGGCGCACAGGGGATTAAGCCAGACGGCAATAAGCGGCTGGTGGCCGGAACGGTGAAGAAAGGCTCCTTCTGTGTGGTTAATTCCGTTGAATCGCCGGAAACGGTGGTTATCGCTGAAGGGCTGGCAACCACGCTCTCAGTTAACCTGATGCGGCCCGATGCGCTGGCGGTCGTTGCCGTTGATGCCGGGAACCTGCTGCCCGTGGCGGAGGTTATGCGCCGGCGATACCCGGAGGCGCGGATCATTATCGCTGCCGATAACGACATAAAGCCGGGAGAGCCAAACACAGGCAAAGATGCTGCGGAGAAAGCCGCAAAGGCTGTCTCTGGCTGGGTGGCTTTACCTCAATCTGAGGAAAAGGCCGACTGGAACGACTGCCACCAGCAGCAGGGGCTTGCAGCGGCTACAGCAGCATTTAACGATTCGATGTACCAGCCGGAGGGCGAAGAAGTGGTTGTAAAACTTAAGGCGATCGACGGCGGTAAAGTCTCTGACAAAGACAGTGATCGGCTTAAACCGCGCATCGAGAGCCGCGCAGACGGAATTTTTTGGGTTACACCGAAGATGGACAAAGACAGTGGAGAGATTATTAGCCACGAAGCCTGGCTATGCTCCCCGCTGGATGTTGTTGGTACCGGCCGGGATGATAAAGACCAGTACCTGATTATGCGATGGCAGGCATTCGGCGCCGATGCGCTGACGACCGCAGCAATCCCGCTGGCTGACATTGGAGAGCGGGAGGGATGGCGCACCCTGAAAAATGGTGGCGTTAACGTCACGACCAAAAGCAGCTTACGGGCAATTCTGGCCGACTGGCTTCAGCGCAGCGGTGCGCGTGAACTTTGGCGCGTGGCCCATGCGACAGGCTGGCAGTGCGGGGCGTACATCATGCCAGATGGTGAAATTATCGGGACGCCCGAACATCCGGTATTGTTCAACGGTCGCAGTTCTGCCGCTGCCGGGTATACCGTTAAGGGAACGCCTGATAGCTGGCGCAGAAACGTGGCGCACCTGGTCGCTGGCAACTACTCGATGATGACGGCTACAGCCGCTGCGCTGGCTGCGCCGCTGATAGGGCTGGCGGGCGCTGACGGTTTCGGCATTCACTTCTATGAGCAGTCCAGCGCAGGCAAGACCACCACGGCAAACATTGCCAGCAGCCTCTACGGCAACCCGGATTTACTGCGCCTGACGTGGTACGGCACGGCGCTGGGGCTGGCGAACGAAGCCGCCGCACACAATGACGGCCTGATGCCGCTGGATGAGGTCGGACAGGGATCCGACCCGGTAAGCGTGTCGCAGTCTGCCTATGCGCTTTTTAACGGGGTGGGGAAGCTGCAGGGTGCGAAGGAGGGCGGCAACCGGGACTTAAAGCGCTGGCGGACCGTGGCAATCAGCACCGGCGAGATGGATTTGGAAACCTTCATCGCGGGCGCCGGCCGCAGGACCAAAGCCGGGCAGCTGGTGCGGCTGCTGAATATCCCGCTGAGTAAGGCGGTTCACTTCCACGAGCACCGGAACGGGAAGCAGCATGCGGATGCGCTGAAGGAGGCATACCAGCACCACCACGGCGCCGCTGGGCGGCTGTGGATTAAGTGGCTGGCCGACCACCAGCAGCAGGCTACAGAAGCTGTCCGGGAGTGTGAGGCCCGCTGGCGCAGCCTGATACCTGCAGACTACGGCGAACAGGTACATCGCGTAGCCGCCAGGTTCGCTATTCTGGAGGCGGCGTTGCTGCTGAGCGCCGGCATCACCGGCTGGGATGCACAGACCTGCCGGGATGCGGTACAGCACAGCTATAACGCCTGGCTGCGGGAGTTCGGCACCGGCAACAAAGAGCATCAGCAGATCATCGAGCAAACGGAGGCGTTTCTTAACGCCTACGGCCTGAGCCGGTTTGCACCGTTTCCTTACAGCCCGGCCGACCTGCCAATAAAAGAACTAGCCGGCTACCGGCGGCGCCAGGGGGAACACGACGAGAGCCCGATATCGTTCTATACATTCCCGGCAACGTTCGAGAAGGAAATCGCCGCGGGCTTTAATCACAAGCAGTTTGCCGAAGTACTGAAAAGAGCGGGAATGCTGACGCCGCCGAGCAGCGGACGCGGATATCAGCGCAAGTCTCCACGTATCCAGGGGAGGCAGATCAACGTTTACGTCCTCAACTACCTGCCGGAGGACTACAACCAGCCAGAGGAATAGTATTTCTCACATACGAGTAAAAAGTGTTGGTTCAGTCAGTTCAGTTGGTTCAGTAATTAAAGGTTACTGTTTTATAAGAATTTTAATTATGAATCTGAACCAACACTGAACCAACAAATGCCTGTTTTGAACCAACGCCAGCGCGTAGAGTTTTTTCCCTGGCAGGCGGTGAACCAACAGAATGCCCCGCTGAACCAACGCAAAATTGCTGAAGTTGGTTCAGGAAAACCCAGTAACGGCGCGGGCTGGCGGGCAGTGAACCAACTGAACCAACTGAACCAACACTATTTCTGTTTATTATCAGAAAAAAAACAGAGACTGGCCGAGAGAGAGGTGAGCATGACAGCACAAATTTCAGCATACGGGCGGCTGGTGGCCGACCCTGAGACCCGGACAACGGGAAAAGGTACGAGCATGGCTATGGCCCGGCTGGCGGTATCGCTGCCGTGCAATGCCGCAGCGGACGGGCAGGCTACCTTCTGGCTGGGCGTCATTGCCTTTGGGAAGCAGGCCGATGCGCTGGCCAAACACCAGAAAGGCGATCTCGTGAGTGTGGCGGGCAATATGCAGCTTAACCAGTGGACGGGGCAGGATGGCGGTACCCAGCAGGGCTATCAGGTACTGGCAGACAGTGTGATCAGCGCCAGAACGGTACGCCCCGGCGGTAAGGTGGGGCAGCAGGGACAGGCCACTAACGCCCTTCGCCGGGCGCATGAGCAACACCCACCAGCGACCGGTCATGAGGATTTTGACCAGACGCCGCCGTTTGATGATGGCTTCTGACATCCTCGACAGTTATAGCGAACTCACGTCGGAACGTAGACGCCAACAGCACCGAAGATGATAAAGAGGATTTTGATGATAAAGGACGGTAAAGCGGAATCGCTCGAAGCCAGAGGGTTGTATCGACGCGCCGCTGCCAGGTGGTCAGAGGTTATGCACCTGTGCGCTGATGATAAAGAGCGAGAACAGGCAAAGCGTCGCTGCGATGAATGCCTGGAGAAAGCGAAGCGCCCACCAGCTAAACAGGTTGTTTTTGCCGATCTGCGCGAAGCAGCAAAAGAGACCCAGAAGCGCATGGGGCTGGGCAGGACCGGCGGGGAGGCGTTCAGAGCCTATAAACGGTAACCCCAGCAACCCCCGTCAGAGCGAACTACGTCAGGGCATGCACCCGTCAGACATGCCCGGTTTTCAATCAAATTCCTTTGTGCTCACGATCAAATTTACTCTTTCATTTTTTGCAATATAAGCAATGATCATTTCATTTTATGCAATTATAATGACTGTATAAATATCAGGGGGTGGCATATGTCCAGACAAAACGTAAACGTAAAACCGGTATTACTCAGTCACGAGCAGATAAAGGCGCTGAGTGACATTCAGGAGCAGCACCGCAAAACATCCAGTATCGGCGTTGCGCCAACTATCCATGAGATTGCACGCGGTCTGATGGATAAAGCGCTGGCGTCTCTCTCCGACGGAGTGAAAGTATGAATGCTGAAACTCTGAAGGACTTTTTAATTAGCCTGGGCTTCAAAGTAGATGACGCCGGCGCCAGAAAATTTGATGCCATCGTTACCGGCGCGACACTCAAGGCGATCGAGCTCGGCACCAAAGTAGAGCTGGCCGCTGCGTCTGTGGTGGCCTTTACCGCGAAAGTCGCCAGCGGTCTCGATAACTTGTACTGGGCCTCTCAGCGCACTGGCGCAACGGTGCAGGGCATCAAGCAGATCGGCTTTGCCGTCAGCCAGATGGGCGGCAGTGTGGATGCCGCCCGCGGCTCTCTCGAAAGCCTGGCTCAGTTCATCCGTACCAGCCCCGGGGCCGAGGGTTTCCTGAATCGCCTTGGCGTTCAGACCCGCGATGCCAGCGGCAACATGCGGGATATGGCGACGATCTTTACCGGCGTCGGCCAGCGTCTTAGCAGCATGCCGTATTACCGCGCGAACCAGTACGCACAGATGCTCGGCATGGATGAAAACACGCTGCTGGCAATGCGTCGCGGTATTGGTGAGTACATGGGCCAGTACAACGCCATGAAAAAGGCCATCGGTTTTAACCCGGATCAGGCAGCAGCGGCATCCAACCGGTTTATGACCTCGCTGCGGTCGTTCGGCGAAATGGCCGGCATGGCACGCGACAAAATCGGCTCTAACCTCGCTGGTGGTCTCGCCGGCGCCATTGATAACCTTCGCCGCCAGATCCTCGATAACTTCCCGAAAATAGAGCGCACCATTAACGCAGTGGTGAAGGGTATTCTTTGGATGGGGGAGGCCGTCGGACGGGTGGTCTATCGTCTGATACAGGCCGCGGGTGATATCCGGGACTGGTGGAAAGGGCTTGATGAAGACTCCAGGAAACTCATCGGCACGCTGGGTGGAATGCTGGTGGCCTGGCGACTGCTGAATGCCGCTATGCTCGCCTCTCCGATTACCTTGGTTCTGGCGCTTGCTGGTGCGCTTCTGCTGCTCTATGACGATTACAAGACGTGGAAAGAAGGCGGTAAAAGCCTCATTGACTGGGATAAGTGGGAGCCGGCGATAAACTTTGCGCTGACTGCCATTGAAAAACTATGGACTGGTGTGAAGCGTCTTAAAGACGAGTTGATTAAACTTTTCGGTATCGACCCTAAAACATGGTCGATTAAGTTCGAATTCGACAGTCTGAAGAAGCAGTTCAATGAGCTGAGCAAGATGCTGGATACCATAGGCAAGCTTCTCAATGCGATTGATGAAGGTCGCTGGTCAGACGCGGCAGCTTACGCCAGACAACTGCTGAATCAGGGCGGCGAGCCGACACCATCAAACGCGGTGACAGACAGCGCCAATAGCGCTGCGGACTGGATTCAGAATAAAACCGGGTTTGACCCCCGCAGTATTGGTCAAGCCGTTACTGGCTGGTTTGGTGGTGAAGCTACTCAATACGGGCAGTCTGTTAAACGACCTCAGGCCTCTAAAGCTGGCGCTCAGCTGCTGGGTTGGATGGCTCCGATGATGGGTAAACTGGAGGCGTTGTATAACCTCCCTGCGGGCCTGCTCCGTAGTGTTGCTCTCGCTGAGTCAAACGGCAATCAGTTTGCTGTGTCTGGCGCTGGCGCACAGGGAATGTTTCAGTTTATGCCGGGTACTGCCCGCGATATGGGCCTGCGCGGCAACGATGTGTTTAACCCGATGAAAGCGGCGGAAGCGGCGGCGCGGTATCTCTCGATGCTCCTGCAGAAGAACGGCGGCGATCTGAATAAAACTCTGGCCTCCTATAACTGGGGCATCGGTAATGTGCAGAAGTACGGCATGGCGCTGATGCCCGGGGAGACCCGTCAATATATCCCGAAAGTGCTCAGCAATATGCCGGGCAGCGGGGCAACGCTGAACCAGGAAACCAATATCCATATTCACGGCGTCAATAATCCGCGAGAGGCGGCCAATCTGGTGGTTGAAAGGCAGAACACTGTAAACAATCGGGCAACCCAGGATCTGGGGAGGAGTAACTGATGGATATTCTTTCAACGCTGTTTCAGCAAAATAGCCGCAGAATCGGGTTAATGGTGCCAAGCGTTGTTGTTTCTGAAAAACACACTGACATGCTGGAGATTACCGAGCATCCCGTTGAACGCCCCACATCTGCTGGGGCTGGTTTTATTGCTGATCATGCGTATCGCCGACCCTCTGAAGTGGTAATGGAAATTGGCTTTGCTGGTGGTGGTTCACTGCTGGATTTCTACGACACCCGAAATATTGGACTGTCGACGCCGCTCAACAGCATGGGCCCGAAAGAGGTTTATGCGGAGCTGCTGAATATGCAGCAAGGTAAGCAGTTGCTCGACGTCACCACGGGCAAGCGGTTGTACAAAAATATGCTGATCCGCTCTCTGGAGGTTACCACTGACCGAACTACTGAAAATGTATTATCGGCCACAGTGACACTTCGCGAAGTCATTATCACTCAGACAAAAAGCATCAAGGTGGCTGATAAAGCCGATATGAAATATGGCGTAAACACCTCAGCCGTAATTAACACCGGAACTAAAACGCCAGTACCGAAAAATGAGTCCATTCTTTCCAGCGTGTTTGGAGGTTAAATGTCCGTATCGGAAATTCCGTTAGCGCCCGATAGTCAGAGTTTTAATATCACCCTAGCTGGCGTTGATTATCAAATGCGCGTGGTCTGGCGCGGGGTATGTTGGTTCCTCGACCTGATGGACAGTACCGGTACGCTGATGATTGGCGGTATTCCGCTGATCACCGGCACTAATCTGCTGGCGCAGTACCATTATCTCGGCCTCGGGTTCTCGCTTTATGTGGTCTGTGATGACCCGGCCAGCGAAAACCCAACGCAGTTTGATCTTGGCATTAAAAGCCACCTGTACGCGAAAACTGAGGATTAACGATGCCAAGAAACTGGAACCGACATTTTGAACTACAGCTCATCGACGATAACGGCGAGGGTATCAGCCTTAGCGACTTTAAAGTTACCTTTAGCGTAGAGCGAAACGATAACCGATGGCCAGCTATGGCGCTGGTCAAAATCTATAACCTTGCCCCCGAAACCCAGAACCGTATCATGCGCCGTGAATACAGCAAGATAACCCTGATAGCGGGTTATGACGGGCTGGATAGTGCTTCCTCTGATACCGTAAGCGCCAGCGAGGTAGGGAAGGTGCGCTACGTAACAAATGACACCATAAATAGCCCTGATGGCTCAAATTACGGTGTCATTTTCAGCGGTGATATTGCTTTCACTGTGGAAGGCAAAGACAACATTACCGATCGGTACGTCCGTATACAGGCATTTGACGGCGACAAGGCCTTTATGGAAGCGCAGATCAGCACCTCGCTGGCCGCCGGCTATACGCTGAGCGATGAGTACAATTTGCTCATGAAGCACCTTGAACCGTTCGGTATCCGTAAGGGGGTTGAGCCGGTTTTCCCTGGTACAGTCTATCCGCGAGCTGCGTCATACCACGGCCTTGTGAACAACTATCTTTCCCGACTGGCTGATGACCTTCGTGCGACATGGCAATTCAGCTTTGGAAAGGTTGACTTCATTCAGCAGGATGTGGCGAAACACCGTGCAATCGTCCTGAACGCTGATACCGGGCTGGTGGGCATGCCGCAGCAGACCATTGGCGGAGGGGTGAATGTTACGTGTCTTATTAATTCCTTCATTCAGTTACACGGGCTTATTCAGTTGGATCAGGCGTCAGTGTATCGTGCACAGTTGAGCAATGAGCAGGTTTTACAGGCTGGTGGTATTGCGCCGGAACAGGAAATTAACGGCAACCTTGTCACAAGTGGTCTGGCGCAGAGAGAGAATCCGGCGAGTGTTGCGACAGACGGTGTTTATATCGTCCGCTACCTCTCATATCGAGGCGATACGCGCGGGCAGGACTGGTACATGGATTTAGCTTGCGAAGCCCGAGGAAATGCTGACGTTCCCTCATCGTCTTACTTACTCAAACAGGATTCTTAATGAAAAAAGCAATTCTCATTATTGGCATGGTTGCTTCAATGGCGTGCAGCGCGAAAGCGCCCTTAACGCATCGGTATGATTGCGGAGCCTTTCGGTTTGAGATAATCGAAAACTCCATGTCGAAGATAAACGGCGAGTATGTAACTTCACAAAAAATAGCGTCGCTGGGGGAGCGTGGAGCCAAAATAGATATGACCCTCACATCTGCTAAAGACGGTAATTTCTACGGCTTCGAATATGTTCATCCTGACGGCAGCAATAAGCGTTGGCTAAATGTTGAGTTAATCCGCAGTAGCATGGATCAGCCGAGGATTATTGGTACGTTTATGTGCAAACGTGTTGAGAGTTGAGGGGGAAGCATGGCCACAGCAAGACCAATTGAAGATCGCGAGGTGTATGACTCCATCCTGAAGGGGGCGAAACAATCAATTCGTGTGTCAATGCCGGGGGTTATTAAGTCTTTTGACCCGGAAACCGTTACATGCGTTGTGGAAGTCTCGATATATATCCCTAAGCCAGAGTCAGCGGAAGGCAAATCCATTGACCGGCTGGCGCAGGACAATGTTTTCTACCCGCTTATTTTAGATGCGCCGGTTATTTTTCCCCGCGGTGGCGGCTGTACGCTAACGTTTCCCATTAGTGCCGGCGATGAGTGCCTGGTGATATTCGCCGATCGCTGTATCGACTTCTGGTGGCAGAATGGCGGGGTGCAAAATGGCTCAAGGGGGAGAATGCACGATTACTCGGATGCGTTTGTTATCCCCGGCCCGCAGTCGCAGGCGAAGAAAATCAGCGGTATCAGCACTACGGCCGCGCAATTGCGTACCGATGACGGCACCGCATTCATTGAGCTGTCCGCCGGAGGGGATATCACGGCCACCACGACCGGCAACGCGACTATTAACGCCCCGGAAATCGTCCTTAACGGCAATGTGACGATTAACGGCAACCTGTCGCAGGGCATGGGAGACGGTGGCGGCACAGCAACGATGCGCGGACCGGTTACCGTAACCAACGACGTGACTGCAGGTGGCAAGAGCCTTATGACCCACAAGCATGGCGGGGTTGAGACTGGCAGTGGGAATACAGGAGAGCCGCAGTAAGTTATTTTCCTCTGGCTGGCAATACTGGCCACCAGCGACAGGCACAGGGATGCGCTACCGCCTTCATTGGTAAGAATTGGTAAGGTTAAAACGAGGTTTGCGCGCCACCGGCAGTGGCTCACAACTTTGCGCCTGCGCAGTTCGTACACGCCAATCAGCTGCGTACGTTTAACGTACGGACATCGTAACCTTTTGATAGAGTCGATTATCGCGATTCGCGATAAATGGCTAACCCTCTGATTCTTTCGAAAACCTGCATCGCAGGTGCTCGCACAGCTGGCTGATAACGCGTGGTTATAACGATTCGTTAGAACCAGATAGCCGCTGCCGAGCTAACCGGCTTGCCTGAACCGGTGTGATTGAGTGCTATTTCTGCCCGGGCTGGTGGCTATCGGTTTCGACTAAACCCACGATGAGTTGTGAGCTATCACCAGCAGTCATCAGGCCGCACTTTACAGCGCGCATTATTCTGGGTTATATGCGACTATTAACGACAGTAGATGGCGTTAGATGAAAATAAACAGCAGGAGATTGGATCATGGCAGTTACAACCCTAAATAGCGTGGCGGACTATCTGCTGTGCTTTGCTCAGGAGCACGGGGATGTTATGACGCCGCTGAAACTGCAAAAAATGGTGTTTTATGCCGATGCCTGGTACATGGCTCTGAACGATGGCGAAGAGCTGATCGCCGATCGGTTTGAGGCGTGGGTACATGGCCCCGTAGCAAGGGAGCTGTACATCCGGTTTGCTGACTATAAGTGGCAGCCGATCACCGGTGAAATAAAATGCCCGGAACTCACTAAGGACGTTACCGAGCATCTGGACGAAATTTATAAAGTCTTTGGCGGTTACTCGGCTTATGAGCTGGAGCAGATGACCCACCAGGAAGAGCCGTGGCTATTGGCTCGCGCAGGGATGCCATCTGATGCTCCGTGTCGAAATGATATCGACAAAGGCGTCACCGCTAAATTCTACCGCGGCATGATGGATGCCTGACCGTGGGTAGAGGAAAGATTAAAGCAAGTAAGATTCCGGTGGCGGGCAATCAAATCGTCGCCGGAACGCCCAACCCCACCACGTCAACACTTAGCTTCTCTTTCCAGTACATTGATCCAGCCCATGCTAAGTTCGGTTTTGCAGGACAGGCGGCCGCTTACTTTTGCAAAGTGCTGGAGCGCCTTAAAGATATATCAAGCCTGACGCCGCTAGAGTTTACGACAAACCGAAATGCGGCACTCAAATCGCACTGTATCGAGTGGAAAGCTACCTCCGAGCCTGACGGCTTTACTCACCTTAACGAGCAGTTCCAGAGCTATACGCCTTATCAGTTCGCCATATCTCGCAATGAGCACGGGCGTATACACGGCTTTTTCATTGGCAATGTGTTCTACGTCGTGTGGCTAGACCCCAACCACCAGCTCTACCCCGGCGAATAGCCAACCCATTGTTTATTCCGAAAACTGCCAAAGGTGTGAATCGGACTCAATCTGTATATGGGCAAAACAACGTTAAACGTAGTTGAGAGGTTCCGACGAATTCGCCGGTAGCTGTGAAGATGATGGAAAGAGCCATCATGAGGAAAATCAACAAAGTCCAGCGTTGGACCGTAATCCAGATTTGGCTTACGAGAGGGTAGTACCTCAAAGTCACGAGGTTAACCAACTATCTCTGAGCGAGTCGGATATCCAACCCTCTTTAAGAGGGGAGCCTTTGTGCAACCCATTAAGAGTTATGCAAAACAGCCCCGAAATTATCGGGTGTGTTAACGGAATTACTGAGGGTAACCCAGTTCACAGCGCAAACGGCATTAGCCCCGTTCTGGGTTCACTCGCCAACGGTGGTCGGACAGTGGATAAGGGCAGGATTTCAGATCCGACCCTCTGGCTGGTGGGCGAATCTTTACATTTCTTGGTGCCGGAATGTTGGTTTGGTTTGCTCGCGTCATTGCGACAAATTGCGACGTTTTCCCCATGCTCAAACAGGGTCAAATAGCGACAAATATAGACGTTTACTCGGCTGGTGATCCGTAACTCTGCAAGCAGAATGTTTACAAATGTTGGTGTTCAGGCATTTCTCAAATGCTGCCCCACTGATAGGATCAAATAGTAACGTCTTGGCGAAATTCTCCCTTTCCGGAAACAGGTGGCTAACATGCTTAAATCTGATGTCATTGAGTCGGCAATTGCTGAGATGGTCACGAAGCAGGGATTCGCATTGAGCGCCGCCGATATGCTGGAGCTACGTTGTAGAGTGGCCGGTACGCTCGCAGCGAAGGAGCGCCACCGCCGGCGGATGACGGCCCCAGCCTACCAGTGGAAGAAGCCGGATAATCCGCGTAGCTAAAACACACGCGTAAATTCGCCTTCTATCGCCCCACCAGCGCCATCTTTATCGTGCACCACTGAAACGGTACCCGGAAGGCCATAACGGACGACTGTAGCGGTCGTCTCGCCGCCCAGAACGATACTCCGCACCTCACGGCTACGGTACCTTTCCAGCAACCCGTCTTTCACCATAGCCTCCAGCGTTCGCCTGGTGGACTCAAGCCAATGCCGGTTATCTTTGAGACCCATACCATGTAGCAGGCATGCTACGCCGGACACATCGAGCGGAGGTGCGCCGATCTCGACCGTCACCCATTCCCGGTTTTCCGGCTCAAAGTAGCTGAGTATTGTCTTTTTGCGGCTGGTCAGTCTCATGGTGGGAGATTCCTTAATGTAGGATGGTGCTATCATACATTAACAGAACGCCACCAGGGTACATCCGGAAGTACGCAGACTGGTACGCAGGTACGCAAAAGTGGTACGCAAGCCGGTACGCAAAAAATAAAGTGCGTACCATTGAAAAGCTGATGGGGTTTCCAGCGAGGTTTCTACTCAGTGGAAAGTTTCCAGTGGAAACCCCGTACACTGCGCAGTTAATTTGTGAACTGCGCAATTCGAAATTTCTGCGCAAATCGGCCTGCACCCCTCGACACCACTGGCTTTTTCGGTGATTGATTAGGGGGAATTCGCAGTTTTATGCGCAAGAAAACGCAGGGTTTCAGCGTTCAATTGCGCAATAATTTGTATCGGAATGTACCGTTTATGCCGCTCAGAGGCGAACCAGAATGAAAAAACCTGACCAACAATCAAGATCCGGATGGGGTGGAAAGCGTGCCGGCGCCGGGGCACCCTACGGAAACACGAACGCGGTTAAGCACGGCGAACGCAGCCGTCGTGCATTCTTCCCGCTTGAAGGCGCTGACGAATTTTCTCCGTTGCTAAAAAACCGGATACGCAACCTGATGCTGGCTGAACATCTCGGCTTGCTCATACAAAGCGACCCGGAGTACGGAACAGAGGCATGGCGGGAAATGACACTTCTCTACGGGATGATGGGTCTGCATACCGACCGCATCATGAGACTGGAGCTGATGAAAGCGAAGGCTGGTCGGGCCTATGCGAAACGGGAGCTGCAAAGGATTAAAAAGCGTCTACCCGCCAGATGAGCGATTTGCTGGCTGGCGGTTGTGAGAATTCTGGACAGTTCTGGACGGATGGGGAATATGGCAACGTTAAAGGCTGAGTGCAAAATATTTATTGTCCAATCCATTGCGTGCTACGAAACGCCTACTCAGGTTGTGGAATCCGTAAGGGAAAGATTTGGCATTGAAATAACCCGCCAGCAGGTCGAGTCACACGATCCGACGAAGGTCAGCAGCAATGGGCTGGCTCAAAAATGGGTAGACATATTCAACGCCACCCGCGAGCGCTTCAGAAAAGAAACATCGGACATTCCGATCGCCAACAAGGCCTACCGATTGCGCGTCCTCGACCGCATGGCTGTAAACGCCGAGAGAATGAAGAACTACGGAATGACGGCCGATATTCTGGAACAGGCAGCGAAAGAGGTTGGCGGAGTGTACACCAGCAGGCTGAACGTGGAGTATGCTGGCAAAAGCAGCAATACTGCTCAGACCCAGGCTACAGGACTTAGCCCGCAAGAAGCCGCCGATGGCTACAAAAAGATGATGGATTGA